ACAATGCAAGAAAATTCTACATTGTTAAGGTAATAGATAGAGATAATGAACAAGACGGACCTAAGTTTTGGAGATTCAAACACAACTACAAACAAGAAGGGCCATTAGATAAAATCTTCCCAATCTTTAAAAATAAGGGAGATATTACAAATCCAACTGAAGGTAGAGACTTAATACTTTCATTATCATTAAATAAGGCACCTAACGGTCGAGAATACACAACAATTAGTTCGGTAATGTATGAAGATGTTTCTCCGTTATCAACTGACCCTGAACAAGCTAATGGATGGGCTAACGATCCACAAACTTGGGAAGATGTGTATTCAAAAAAACCACAAGAGTATTTAGAATTAGTTGCTTTAGGTGAAACACCAAGATGGGATTCTGATTTGAAAAAATTCGTAGGTGCTAACGAACCAACGACAACTGAGTTTGGAAATAACGATGTTATTGTTGATGCTCAAAGTACGGAGACTAAGTCTGACGATTTACCATTTTAAATAAACTAACCATGGGTCCCCACTCCAAAAATGATTTGATGGAAACATCTGGTGGAGTAAGATATCGACTTTTGTCGGCCCTGAGAGTGGGGACCCTTTTATAAAAGATACATGGCAATAAAGAAAAAAGATTTTAAAAGTATTAAATCAAAATTCTCAAAACAGGCGAAGTTTAAGTCTGATAGGTTTTTTGATTTGGGTGATGCTTTTTTAGACGCTACAGGTTTACCGGGACCAGCAATGGGACATATCAATATGTTTTTAGGCCATTCAGATACGGGAAAGACAACTGCACTTGTAAAGACTGCGGTTGATGCACAAAAAAAAGGTACTCTACCTGTTTTTATTATTACTGAACAAAAGTGGGATTTTCCACATGCGAAGTTAATGGGTTTAGAGGTTGAGGAAATAGTTGATGAAGAAACGGGAGAAATCGAGTACGATGGGTTTTTCTTATTCAACAACGAATTTCAATACATAGAACAAATAACCGATTACATTAATGAGTTATTAGATGCTCAAAATAAAGGTGAGTTGGAGTACGACTTACTTTTCTTATGGGATTCTGTTGGGTCTGTACCATGTAAAATGACTTTTGATGGTAAGGGTGGTAAACAACACAACGCATCTACACTTTCAGATAAAATCGGTATGGGATTAAATCAAAGAATTTCGGGTTCGAGAAGAGTAGATTCAACTTATACTAACACACTTGTTATTGTTAATCAACCATGGGTTGAATTACCTGACAACCCTTTTAGTCAACCTAAGATTAAGGCGAAGGGTGGTGAGTCAATTTGGTTAAACTCAACATTAGTGTTTAGATACGGTAACCAAAAAAATGCGGGTACAAACCCAATTTCTGCGGTTAAAGACAAGAGAAAGGTGAAGTTTGCAACGAGAACTAAAATATCCATTATGAAGAACCATGTTAATGGTCTTGGGTATGAAGACGGCAAAATCATTGTTACTGCACACGGTTTCCTTTCAGGGAAGGATAGTACTGAAGAGAAAAAATCTTTAGAAAGTTACAAATCTGAGTATGCGGAATTTTGGAAAGACCAACTTGGTATTGAAGGTGATTTCGATATCAAAGAAGAGAATGGATAGAATGTTTAACCTATAACAGGTATAAAATGTCAGTATTATTAGTAGACGGAGATAACTTACTTACAATCGGTTTTTATGGAGTAAAAAATTACTTCTATAAAGGTGAACACATAGGTGGGTTATATCACTTCATAAACACACTACGAAAATCATTTGAGTTATATAAACTTGATAAGATTGTCGTTTTTTGGGATGGTGAAGATGGTGCCGCTACACGTAAGAAAATGTATTCTCGTTATAAGGAGAATAGAAGACAAAGAATCCGTTCTGACAAAGAAAAAGAATCTTACACAAAACAAAGAAGAAGAATTCAACAATACCTTGAAGAATTATATGTTAGACAAGGTGAGTTTGAATTTTGTGAAACGGACGATTGCATTGCTGAGTATACTCAGAAAAGTAATGAAAATACAATCGTCTACTCCTCTGATGGTGATTTAGCACAGTTGGTTTCAGACACCACAAAAGTATATAACCCATCACACAGGAAACTTTATAGTCAAGATGATATAATACAATACGAACACCAAGAACTACACATACAGAACGTTAAAATCGTTAAAATTATTTGTGGTGATAGATCTGATAATATTACGGGTATATATAATTTAGGGATTAAGAAGATATTGAAGTTATTTCCTGAATTAAAAACAAGACCTGTTACTTTAGAAGAAATAATTGTTCGTTCAAATGAGTTATTTGAGGAAGATAAGAATAATAAAACAGTTAAGAACCTTTTAACTGGAGTTACAAAATACGGTATTTACGGGGATGAATTCTTCAACCTAAATGAAAGTATCGTTAGTTTAGACCAACCGTTTCTCACTGATGAAGCTCGAGAAACAATCACCGACCTTATCCATGAAAATTTGGATCCCGAGGGAAGATCCTACAAAAACACGATGAAAATGATGATGGAAGATGGAATGTTTACTGTACTTCCAAAGTCAGATGATGCGTGGATAAAATTCCTCAACCCTTTTTTACGATTAACTCGTAAAGAAAAAAATAAAAGAATTATTAAAATTAAAAATCATGACTAATTACGACACAACTAAAGTAGAATTTTTATTATCACTCAGTGGTAATATTATCTGTCAGAGATTCTTCAACGTGAAGGATTTTAACCATAAAGCGAAAAGATCTTTAGATATTAAACACGATATTACAAATATTTGTGAAGAAATTTCTAATGATTTAAAAGAAAAAACATTGGATTTTTTGAATAGTAATCAAAACTATTTTCCCGTTTTAGGTGGTGAGGGGGACAGTCCAATTGAAGAGGAAGAGTACTTTTTACTTGAACTTAAGTTAAATGACGCAGTATTTATTCAAAGAGTATTTGCTGCACATGTCTTCCCACCTAAAGTTAGATATTCTGTAGATATCAGACCAAAACTTAGAAGAATCTTAAATGATTTAACTGAGACCTTATCATACGACGATGTAACCACAACTTACATGTCATATGACTTAACAAAGTAATGTAAAAAAATAAAAATTGAGATAATAATGCAAGAAAAAAACTTCGGTGAGTTGGGTTTCGAATTCCAACAAACACTAATAAAATCGATAATAGAGGACAAAAAATATGGGGAACAAATACTTGAAGTCTTAGACGCCAGATTTTTTGACAATATAACATTTAAGTACATTATACAAAATGTAAAAGAACTCTTTAATGAGTACGACTCTAATGTTCCTGATTATATTACTGTTAGACAGAAAATCATTGAAAGTTCACTTGCTAATCCAAGCACAAGTAAAATACATACCGATACTCTAACGGACATTGAGAATCTTAAGGAAACTGTCCATACACCATCATACGTTAAGAAGACGGCTCTAAACTTTTGTAAACAACAAAGTTTAAAAAAGACACTAAAGGACGTTGATAAAATAATCAATGGTGGTGACTTTCAGTCTTACGACAGAATTGAGGGTATGATTGCTGAGGCTTTACAGGTGGGTGTTTCCGATGACGTAATTGTTGATGTGTTAGATAATGTATCTGAAGCGTTAGAAGCGGATATGAGAACACCAATATCAACCGGTATTGCGGGGTTAGACAATCTATTAGATGGTGGGTTATCACATGGTGAATTAGGTATGGTTTTAGCACCTACAGGTACAGGTAAGACAACAATTCTAACTAAATTCGCGAATACTGCGGTAAATGAGGGTAAAAACGTAATACAGTTTTATTTCGAAGATAGTACTGCACAAATTCAAAGAAAACACTTTACAATATGGTCTGGTGTTCAATCGAAACATCAGAGTGAACAAAAGGAGTATGTTGAACAAAAAATAAATGAAGCCACTCTTAGGGAGGGTTTTGGAAATCTAAAACTAATTAGATTACCTAATGGAACAACAACTGTTGGTGATTTAAAAAGATTAGTGAGAAAGGTTTCTTCACTTGGTCATAAACCAGATTTAATTCTTATTGATTACATTGATTGTCTAACATCTGAAAAATCAGTACATGGTGAGGAATGGAAAGGTGAGGGTGCAATTGTGAGGTCTATTGAATCTATGTGTCATGAAATGAATGTAGGTGTATGGACTGCCGCTCAGGGTAACAGACAATCGAGTACTGTGGATATACCGGGTGTTGATCACTTTGGTGGGTCAATTAAAAAGGCACAATCCTCACACATCATTTTATCCATTGCAAGATCAAATGAACAAAAGGAAAATAAAACGGCTAACGTAACCTTGGTTAAGTCGAGAATTGGTCAAGATGGAATTACATTTAACGACTGTAAGTTCGATAATGGAATGATGGATATCGTTCTTGAAGAACAAGTTACAATGTTAGGTTTTGAACAAAATAAAGTACAGAAAAATCAGTTAAGAGCGGCTGAGTTGTACAAACAATCACAAGGATTAAAATAACAATTTAAATTTAATACAATGACAGAAAAGATTTTACAAGAAAATCCGGGACGTTTCGTCCTTTTCCCTATCAAACACAATGACATATGGAAGTATTATAAACAACAAGAAGCGAGTTTTTGGACTGCTGAGGAAATTGACCTACAACAGGATGTAAGTGATTGGTCAAATAAATTAAACGATGATGAAAAACATTTTGTAAAACATGTTTTGGCTTTCTTTGCTGCGTCAGACGGAATAGTAAATGAAAATTTGGCTGAAAATTTTGTAAATGAGGTTCAATACACTGAGGCGAAGTTCTTTTACGGTTTTCAAATTGCGATGGAAAATATTCATTCAGAAACTTATTCATTATTGATTGATTCGTTAATAAAAGATACTGACGAACAAAATCGTTTATTTAATGCTATTGATACAATACCGGCAATTCAAAAAAAGGCAGAATGGGCACTTAAGTGGATCGAATCAGATTCTTTTGCTGAGCGTTTAATTGCGTTTGCTGCTGTTGAAGGGATTTTCTTTTCAGGTAGTTTCTGTTCAATATTTTGGCTTAAGAAAAGAGGGTTAATGCCGGGACTGACATTTTCCAATGAACTAATTTCTCGTGACGAAGGGTTACATTGTGATTTTGCTTGTCACCTTTATAATAACCATATTGAGAATAAACTCACTAATGAAAGAATTGAAGAGATTATACTTTCGGCATTAGAAATTGAAAAAGAATTTATTCTTGAAGCATTACCTGTAAGATTAATAGGTATGAACGCTGATTTGATGGAGAAGTATTTAGAATTTGTGACTGATAGGTTATTGGATTCTTTAGGGGTACCTAAGAAATACAACACAGAAAATCCTTTTGATTTTATGCAAAACATTGCATTACAGGGTAAAACTAATTTCTTTGAAAAAAGAGTTGCTGAATATCAAAAGGCGGGAGTAAATAATGACGAAGAAGAGGATTTAGACTCTGCTTTTGGTGAAATGGATTTTTAAAAAGTAAAATATGAAAGTAAAAAAAAGAGATGGTTCCTTAGAGGAAATGAGATATGATAAGATTACAAGACGTATTTCTGCGTTATGTAGTGATTTGAACTTGGATTATGTTGATCCTACTTATATTACATTAAAAGTTACTCAAGGGATCTATGACGGTATCACGTCAACGGAGTTAGACACTTTAGCTGCGGAGACCGCAGCGTCTATGACGACTACCTACCCTGATTATTCAAAATTGGCGGGAAGATTAGCGGTTACCAACTTACATAAAACAACACCTAAAAAGTTCTCACAGTCAATAAAACAATTGTATTCTTTTGTTGAACCGAGAACGGGTACTGAATCCTCACTTATTTCTGACGATCTATTTGATTTTGTAAAAAAGAACCGAGCTGTAATTGATGGTGCTATTGTACAGGAAAGGGACTTCGATTTTGACTACTTCGGGTTTAAAACATTAGAAAGATCTTATTTATTAAGAATAAGTGATCGTATCGTTGAAAGACCACAATATATGTATATGAGGGTTGCTCTTGGTATCTGTAATGGTGATCTTGAAATGGGTCTTAGAATTTACGATGATTTGTCTCAACACTTTTACACACACGCAACACCAACATTGTTCAATGCAGGTACTCGTAGACCTCAGATGTCGTCATGTTTTTTAATTGGTAATAAGGGTGATGATATTAATGGTTTATTTGATACCATACAGGATGTTGCTAACATATCTAAATGGGCTGGTGGTATTGGACTACACGTTCACGATGTAAGAGCAAAGGGTTCATATATTAAAGGTACTGGTGGTGAGTCTGACGGATTACTACCGATGATGAAAACATACAACGAAGTTGCAAGGTGGATTAACCAAGGTGGTAAAAGAAAAGGTTCTTTTGCCGTATATCTTGAACCATGGCATGCTGATGTTTTCGAATTTATTGATCTAAGAAAAAATCATGGAAAAGAAGAAATGAGAGCAAGGGATTTATTCCTTGCAATGTGGACTCCTGATTTATTTATGGAAAGAGTACAAGAAGATGGTGATTGGACACTATTTTCACCTGACGAAGCACCTGGATTATCTGATGTTTTTGACTCACCAACAAGTAAAGATTTTACTAAATTATACGAGAAATACGAAAGTGAAGGTAAGGGACGTAGAGTTCTAAAGGCAAGAAAACTAATGGATGCTATCCTTACTGCTCAAATTGAAACAGGAACACCTTATATGTTATATAAAGATCCTGCAAACTATAAATCAAATCAACAAAATTTGGGTACTATTAAATCCTCTAATCTCTGTACTGAGATTATTGAGTATTCAAGTCCTGATGAACAAGCGGTATGTAATTTAGCATCAATTGCGTTACCAAAATATATAATTGATGACGAATTTAGTCATGAGTTATTATATGAATATGTTTACCAAGTGGTGAAAAACTTAAATAATGTCATTGATTTAAATTTCTACCCAACTAAAGAAACTTTAAAATCTAACATGAGACACAGACCTGTTGGTCTTGGTGTACAAGGATTAGCGGATGTTTTCTGTATGTTGAAAATACCTTTTGAGTCTGAAGGCGCTGATGTTTTACAAACAGATATTTTTGAAACGATTTATTTCGCGGCAATGACATCGTCTAAAGATCTTGCAAAAAGTGGAGAAGCTTACGAATCAATTGAAGGTTCACCCATTTCTAAAGGTATCTTCCAATATGAAATGTGGGGATTAAAAGATAAAGATCTATCAGGTAGATGGGACTGGAAATCACTGAGAAAAGAAGTGATTAAATTTGGTGTGAAGAACTCACTATTACTTGCACCAATGCCAACCGCATCTACCGCTCAGATCCTTGGGAACAATGAGGCGTTTGAACCTTTCACAACAAACTTATATTCAAGACGTACATTAGGTGGTGAATTTATTGTAATTAATAAACACTTAGTTAAGGAACTAATGTCTGTGGGATTGTGGGGTGATGATATTAAAGACAAGTTGATTATGGAAAATGGGTCTGTACAAAACATACCCGAAATTCCTACAGAAATCAAAGAAATCTATAAAACGGTTTGGGAAATGTCACAAAAAAGATTACTTAATATGGCGGCTAATCGGTCAGTTTTCATTGATCAATCACAGTCTTTGAATCTTTTTATCAGTAATGCAACTAAAGCAAAACTTTTAGCGGCACACCTACACGGTTGGAAATTAGGTTTAAAAACGGGAATGTATTATCTAAGAACGAGATCGGCGGTGGACCCATTAAAGGGGTTAGGTGTGAATACATCTAAATCAAGACCTGTGGAAAAAACAGAAAATGAAATAGTTGAAAATCCAACACCAACATCAAATTCTCTTTTAAGTGAAAATAAAGAATTAAAAATGGTAACTAATCAGGATATTAGACCTGACGATTCACCATTTGATTGTGAAGGATGTGGTTCATAAGATCACATTTTATTTATTTTTTTTAAAACCCCCTCCATTGGGGGTTTTTTATTTAACACCATTTTATTAATGTTTATATTTATTAGTATGGCATTAACCTATGGAATTGACTTTCCTTTTAGTGAAAGTACATCAGGAGATTATTTAAAGTTAACCACTACACCCGAAAAGGAGGTTAGGGCTAACCTTATACACCTTATACTAACCAAAAAGGGAAGTAGGTATTACTTACCGGACTTCGGTACAAGAATATATGAATATATATTCGATCAAAACGACTTAATTACTTTTAATCTAATAGAAGAAGAAATTAGGGAAGGATGTAAAAAATACCTACCAAACTTAGATATTAATTCAATTAGGGTTATATCTGCTGAGGACGATACCGATCCTGTAACTACTGTAGACGAAGAAACCGATGATAGGTTATATCGTTTAGGTGATTCATCAACTAAACCATACACAGCAAAGGTTAAAATAGATTATACGGTTAATAATGGTGCATTTAGTTCATCAGACTTTATTATAATTAATATATAAAATGGCAAAAAAAATATCATATTCGACAAGAGACTTTGCGGGGTTAAGAGAAGAACTTGTAAACTTAAGTAAAGAGTATTATCCTGATTTAGTTAAAAACACTAATGACGCATCGATCTTTTCGGTTCTATTAGATTTAAATGCCGCAATTGGGGATAACCTACATTACCATATCGATAGGGTGTGGCAGGAGACCATGTTGGATTTTGCTCAACAAAGAAGATCTCTTTTTCACATCGCAAAAACATATGGAATGAGAATACCCGGTAACCGACCGTCGGTATCTTTATGTGATTTTTCTATCAACGTACCTGTTAGGGGTGATAAGGAAGATGAAAGGTATTTGGGAATTCTTAGGTCTGGTGCTCAAGTATCGGGTGGTGGACAAATATTTGAAACAATTGAAGATACGGACTTTTCAAACCCATTTAATAATAAAGGTGAACCTAATAGATTAAAGATACCTAATTTTGATTCTAATAACAAACTGATATCTTATACTATAACTAAGAGAGAAGCGGTAGTAAACGGAGTGTCAAGAGTTTATAGGAGGGTAATTACAAGTCAAGACCAAAAACCATTCTTAAAATTATATCTACCAGAACAAAATGTTTTGGGTGTGGTGTCTGTTATACATAAAGAGGGTACGAACTTTACGTCTAATCCCTCAACAACTGAATTTAGTAATTCATCAAATAAGTGGTATGAGGTTAAGTCCTTAATGGAGGATAAAGTATTTATACCAAATCCAACATCGGCGTCGGATAAAAAGAATTTCATTGCCGGTGATAATAAAAGAGTAACAAATAAATTTATTACCGAATACACACCAGAGGGTTACATGTCAGTAACCTTTGGTTCAGGAACTATCGATCCTTTAGATAACTTAGATTCTTTTAATGAAGGATCTTTAAAGGTTAATCTTGGGTCGTATTTAAATAATTTATCGTTAGGTGCAACACCAAAATCAAATAGTACGGTTTTCATAAAATATCGTATTGGTGGTGGAAAAGACACAAATTTAGGTGTCAACGTCATTACAAGTATTGATAATGTGGAATTTAATGTAACTGGTCCATTGACCAATGTAAATAACCAAGTAGTACAATCATTAAGAGTTGCAAATGTAACTCCCGCTGTTGGTGGGGCTGATCAACCAACAGTTGAGGAAATAAGAAATATGGTTGGATATAACTTTTCAGCACAGAATAGAGCTGTTACACTTAACGATTATAAATCATTAATCGAGACAATGCCTTCAACATATGGGGCACCGGCTAAGGTTAATGTAATGGAAGAAGATAATAAAATTAGAATCAAATTACTTTCATATAATAGTGATGGTACATTAACAGATACCGTTTCAACAACATTAAAAAATAACATAATGAATTATCTTACTAACTATAGAATGATAAATGATTATTTGGATATTGTTAGTGGTGAAGTAATTGATATGGGATTAGAGGTGGATTTAGTAATAGATAAAAACACAACTCAAACAGAAGTTATTAAAGATGTAATTGAGTCTGTAACAAACTATTTCACTATTGATAGTAGAAAGATGGGGGATCCTCTATTCGTTGGAGAGTTAAAGAAAACGGTTGGTGATGTTACGGGTGTGGTTAATGTTGTAGATCTTAGAGTCTTTGGTAAAACTGAGGGTGAATATTCTATGGCTGAGGTATCACAAGGATATGTTAGTGAAGAAACAAAAGAGATTCAACAGTCAGATTCTACTATATACATGAAAAATAATCAGATATATCAAATTAGGTTCCCTAAGAAAGATATTAAAGTTAGAATAAAAACACTCACTTCCACTACATTTTAATTAGTATTTTATGTATTATTAATATTATGAGAAAATAGGTTGTAATCTATTTATAATATATGATACAAAAACACAGAATACGAACTGAGATTGGTCAGGATCAAAAATTGACTGTTGAATTAAAACAGGACTTTGATCTTTTAGAAATCCTTTCTCTTAAATTCACACAACAAGACATTTATGCATCACTTTGTGCTGATTATGGTGTTGTTGCTGGTCGTATTTCCGTTAATGATGGGTTTGGTGTGGCAAATGCCAGAGTTTCTATTTTCATACCATTAAGTGATGAGGATAGTGATGACCCAATCATAAGTGAATTATATCCGTATACCACAACGTCTGAAACTAATAATGATGGTTATAGATACAATTTACTTCCATCAAGAAAACAACACACTGGACATACACCCACAGGTACTTTCCCCGATCAAGAAGATATATTAGGTAGAGAAGAAATTTTAGAGGTGTATGAAAAATACTACAAATACACTGTAAAGACAAATGATTCGGGTGATTTTATGATATGGGGGGTCCCTGTCGGATCTCAAACGATTCACGTTGACGTTGATATGTCAGATATGGGATGTCAGTCTTTAGTACCTTATGACTTTATATATGAGGGTGTATCCGAACAAAAGTTTGAAAACGGATATACCTTTATGAGTTCGAACAATATCGCGGGATTACCACAAATAACAACATTTGAAAAAACTATAGAAGTTTATCCTTTTTGGGGTAATGAAGATCTATGTGAGATTGGTATAACGAGAACTGACTTTGATTTAAAGGAACAGGGAATACGTATTGAACCATATTCAATTATGATGGGTGGTTCTTTTACCGACTCGGGAAAAGAGTCTGTTAGAGTAAAATGTAACGTGGATAATCAAATGGGTGAAAAATGCTCACTCATTACAGGAAAGGGTGATATTGAGGCAATACGATTCACAGGTGAGTACGAAAAAAACGCAGATGGGACGTTAAATTATGAAAAACCAGAGCTTGAAGCAATACAATTAGACTCAGAAATAGATGATGATGGTAATTTCTTCTTTAGAGTACCTATGAACATGAGGTACATTATAACTGATGAATTTGGTGATACTGTAGTTGTAAAGGATAGGAATAAGGGAATTGCCACGAGATCTACATATAGGTTTAGACTTTCATTACAGAACGATAATGGTTCCAAAAAACAGTATAGAGGTAAATACCTTATCCCACAAGTTAAGGAACATCAACTTGGTACATACACACCACCAACAAGTGGACAACCATATTTTCAAACACATTTTACAGACTCAAGGTCATATACCTTTTCTACCGACATTATGGAATACCCACCAGACGCTCGTGTGGATATAGGAGGATTAAACAACAATGGTTTTTCAAACGATTATTTTTATTCTTTTAGGTATGGTAGAGTTTATACTGTTTCTTCTTTTATCAATCAATACAATAATAAAGGATGGTGGGAGAAAAACTTCTCATTATTTACGAAAGATAAAAATGAGTCTTTCATTGGTATTAAGGAAATACAACCGGCGATTGAAGAAGACTGTCCGAACAATAATGAGTATTTCCCAATAAATGATGCGGTAAGTAATTTCAAGTTTAAATTCTTAATAATTATAATTTTAAATTTCTTAGAAAGGATTTACCTATTAATAACTCAGTTTGCTATAGATTTTATTGTTGAATTTTTATTTGACATAAGTGAGATTCTTTATGGGTTTGAAATTAAAATTGACTTAAAACTTATAAAATGGTCTTGGAGACCTTTCGCCTCTGTGGCGACGAGATTAGCGAGAACGGCAAAAAAAGTACAAGTAACAACTTTGAGGAGATTAGGTTTAGTAAATTATCCTGATTGTTATGAGTGTAACACTGACCCGGGTACGGATAGTCAGTCTTCAGGTGGACAGGAAGATGAATATGACTACATCATTGTGGATGAAGGGTATGAAGAGGATTTCATTAATGCTACGGGACAATATTCGGGGTCTACAGCATTAACTCCAATTGCAACTAATTTAGACGGGACTCACGGATATGACCCAAATTCAACCAATGATGATACGTATTTGTCTTTAAATATACCCGGCATATCCGATATAAAAAATTACATAATAAAAGTTATTACGGTTGCAGAAGTCATTGAGGTTACGGAAGTAATAGAAGTTACCGCAACACAAGCAAATATTGATAATGGGGATGCAACTGCAATTGATGGTCCACAAGGTGGAGCGGCAGCGACAAGTTTAAGTGATATTATGGTTGTTGGTGTTGCCGGAGTGGATGGGGTTGATGAAAAATCTGAATATTTTTTTATTGGGTATGGAAGTACGTATACTATTACTCCATTAGTTGGTTCTACAGCATATTCGTATTTACCAAGTTATATTCATGAAGTGGTGTATGAAGAAAATAATTTAACCGACGCTGACCCAAGACCAACCTCGGTTAGTGGAACTGCCTTGTTATCTGCCGGAGTGATACGTATAAGTGAAGTGTATTTCGTTTCGGAATTAACACAAACATCTTCAGGTGTGAATCCACCCACTGAGAGTGGTTGTGAAAAGTATGATACTATATATGACCCTGATGGTGATATGTCATTAAAGGCTTATATAAATAATGTGGCAGGAACTAAAACGTATGACTACTTTAAGGCAAATCCTAACGAATATCAAGACTACCCTGATGTTTTCTATGATGGTAATGAAAATCCTTGTGACACACCACCACCGATTGAAGATATCGTTGGAACCTTTAGTCGGTCAGCAGAAAACCATATTTTAGGTAACAATTGGGGAGGACATAAAGGTGAACAATTTCCAAGACGAGTAGCATTAAGTCAAGGGTGGGGTGGTGTTACTGGATTACCCGTGGAGGATCGAGATGGTACTGCGTCGGGTTATTCTGAATTTGCGGATGGACAATACGCACTTGTTGCTGCCACAGGTAAGAACGCGAAATTAATTATGAACTACTCAAGAAGAAAACTACTCGGTAAACTAATGTGTGCGGGAGTAACTTCATACAGTTTTGGTAATAGTTGGTTAAATGGTTCACTATATTTCTTCCAATTCAGAAGAAGAAGGGGTGGTTCTAATGCAAGGTATTGTAAAGATTTAATTTATAGAAAACATGATGATAATGGAGTTCATTATTATTATAGATCAACACCATATATTAACGGTCAGTTTGTTGGTGAAATAGGTGAAAGTGGGTATGGTGAAATATTATTCCCAACAACAATTATTGATTTGGGACCAAAAAACATGTATATAAAAGAGATATGTGTTGATCCTGAATTAGATGTGAATTGTTCAGTGTCCAAAAGTATTGGAAACTCAACTTACCAAGATATAAACGATCTTATGGAATATGTTATTGCATCTAAAGAAGTTAAAGAACAAGGTAAATTAAAAGTTCAAGATCTTTTTGATAGAAGAGGTGGTGGTAAGATAGATGGTGATATTGCTCAATTATTAAATTTTAATTCACAACTCGGGTTATACGGATATAATGATGAAGATGATCAAAGCCCATATTACAGTTCAACACAAACACTTTTTGATGGTTTTGGACCCGTGGGTATTGATTATGTATTTTCAGAAGATGATGAGGATACGGAAATTGTCGAAAAAGACGGAACTTTACTTAGATTATGTATTAACGCGGCTGGTAATTTAACAGAAACCGCTCAAGAAGTCCCATACTATAAATGGAATAAAAGGGGTGATGGATTCGGATCAAACGGTGGTAATTCGGAAAAACAAGAATGGGATTTAGATTATATACATAGTACTAAGTATCAAGGTGGTTGGGATTATAATGGATTAATGGAACCTCGACCAGCGAATGTTCCTGCGGGTGGAGATCCAACAGAAAATATAAATGGACATTATTATGATGGGTCTATGTTACCACCAATACGAGATTGTGGTGATGATAATTATTCGGATGAGAAAATACCAATCGGTGGTCCTTTCTTCTTCTACTTTGGTTTAAGAACGGGTAAAACGTCATGGAATAAATTTATTCAAAAATTTGGGCCATTATGATAAAAAAGAAAATTGTACACCCAACAGAAAGATTTAGTGGATCTACGGACGAAAACTTAAACCTGAGGGTTGGTCTTGAAAGAGATGAACAACTTTTAAGGGAGGGTGATAGAAATATTATATTGGACATTAATGAATTGTTCAAAAAAGAAAGGAACGAAAGTACTAAATATAAAATCTACGGTAAAACTAAGATGATATTTCGTAACCTTTATAGTGGTGTAACAACTTACGATCCACTCAAAAATAGTTTATATGATTTGGGTGATGGGTTGGATTCTGATTGGGAGGGTTACCTACCTTATAATGAATTTGCGTTTATCAGAAGAGACACGGTTAGAGAAGTGTCAACAATCACAGGTGACACTGTTGGTAGTTTCAATCAAACAATAACGTTAACAGGTCCTACTGACCATAAAACAATCACAGAGATGGATTCCTCATCTTGGAATTGGAATTTTCATCTAAGTTATGTTTATGATCACGATAGTACATATCCTATGAGATATACATTATCAGGAGATACAGTTTACAACTTCACTGCAGAAGCTGGTGTACCCTTTAGAGTTGAAGTTTATGATGAATCATATCGACTTGTTAGTCCTATAAAACATAATATGTCCTTGGGTGAGTTTGTAGTTTTATCGGGATCGACATTAACAAGTGCAAGTAGATCATCAAGAGTTTTTGGGATAACATCACTCGGAGACCAAAATTATGATTCCGAATCATTTGTAATAAACATACAAAAAAGTGAGTTCACTCAAAACCAAATTACTGCGATGGACTCTATTGGTGTTGTTTTTGGTAGAAGATGTTTGGATAGAACGAATGTTGATGAAACAATTTCCGAATACTATGTTCACAAACATAAGACATTAACAACACCTGACGAGTGTATTATTGATAATGCTGGTTTTGAAACACCCATTTTTGAAATCGAAAGAAAATTACAATTTGAAACTGCGGATGAGAGAAATGATGTTTATGTTGAACAGAATAGACCTGAATCAGTATTATATCATTTTAAAAATGCTGTGGATATAAGAGGGTTAAGAAATAACTACAATTACACACCAACTGAGGTTTACTTAACAACCACATTTAGAAACAGAAATGGGTACTTTAATTACCCACCGAGGAATGGTTGGAAATTTAATTTCCACAATACATGGGTTGACGAACAATTTGATATGGGGTTTTCGGGGTCTGACACAAACTTACCTTTTACTACCTCAACCGTTGGGTCGTTTACGTTTAAAGAAGGTGATGAATTACCGATTGGTACTGTGTTGGACGGTGCATTTGTTGAATATAATAATCAGGACTTTAAAGAAACAATTCTAAGTGAAGGGTTTCATAAAATTACAGTACCTGTGGACATATACAATCATTTACAAAGTAGTACTGCCAATTTTGCGGGTGTGTCACAATCAAACCCTGTGGGGTTAATATACCAACCACATTATAGAATTAAATTGAGAGAATTGTCTCCTTATGTTGAAACTGCGAGAACTAATGACATACATAATTTACCTGAAAATGTTATTTATGATGAATTTAACGCGGTGTGGAAATGGAGGGACCTATATGATCACGGTTATGTAGATCCAGATGGGTTTGGGACAAACCACCCTTTTACAAATGGGCAACATTACATCCAAAGTGATATAAATTTTTTACTCAGGAACGAAGAAAGGTTTCTTAATAAAGGTGTTGGACTTAAAGGGTTTACTACTGAAAATGATATTGATTGTTAAATGAAGTTAAGAAAACAAAACGGAGATAAAAATTTAGTCTTAGGGTCTAATCAAAATTTTAGAACTGACGCAGGATGGGATGAATCATTCCAAACATATCAGCGAGAAGTTTTGGAGGATATAATTAATCCAGTAGAAAATTACGAGACATGTAGGTACATACACAAACCTTACACGTCCAATGGGATTGAACAAACCGATATATGGTTACAATTCCTTTTTAAAAAAAATGGTTCATACAATGACGGTTTAGATTATTACAGAGTTGGGATTGAACAAAGTGATAATAAGATAGAAACCTTAAAAAATAGTTTTTTTAAGTTAGAGTTTTATAAAACACCCAATAATGACCCACCAAACAGACAAAACAGGAGATTAGTCTTTTCAAAAAACCTAAATCCTATGGTTGGGGAAGATCTAATTTTAGATACTGGTCAGGAAATTAAGATCCCTGTATTTTGTGGAACACCATTTAGAAATAAAGAGAATATGTATCTCTTTTGGTTTGAAGATGATACGGTACTCGAAGAATCAGTATTAACTGGTGGTACGTTTTATATGACTGCAAAATTTTATAATGCATACAACGGTGATAAGACACAGTTTTTAAATAGTGATCTTGGTAATGATGTGGTTCCTGTTGAAGAGGAGGATTTGTACTTTTTGGTGGAAATGGATAGAACTAATGAACCAACATATAATTACGCAATTTACGTATATGATCCCTATGGGTTTGGAAAAGGTGGTAGAGTGGGGTCTCCGACTTCCCCGATTAAATTTTATGAGATGGAATGAAAAATAATAAATACACATTTAGACTTAAAACAATTGAAACGGGATCACTAACCTCGTTAACTGATCAGACATGGTATGACCCAAATGATAATATTATTCCGTGGTCGGGATCTAATGGGGTTTATATTGGACCTGAAGTGGGTGATGTAATATATAATTCAGGAAGTCTTTCTGAGGGATATTATAAATGGGGTGGTACATCATGGGGATCAATCACTAAAGAACAAGCATACGACACTTATGACCTTCCAGTTTATTTAGAATCGAACGCCGATGAAATGGGTGGTATGGTAGGTTTTGATGGTGATATAGAACAGGTAGAGGTGTTATGTAACTTTAATTACCAAATAACAGGTGGGAATACGGTTAGACTCTACAATAGTGTTGACAGAGATAATCTTAAGATTATTTTAAACGAAACCTTCGATGTTGATTGGGGTGATGGAAACGTTGACACCATAGATGTAAGTTCAGGTAGTAATCTGTCATTTTTACAACATACGTTTAGTTCTAATGGGTCGTATAATGTATCAATTTCCCTAAATAAACCATGGGTAAACAAAAAAACCACAAAAAAAATAACAGTACCAAAAAATATTTCAGTGAGTAACCCCAACGGAACGTTTGGACCATTTACAATACCCTACAAAACAATAACAAACAGTCAAAATTATATAAATGATCTTGATATCACCGATAATGATTCGGACGCAACTTTACATTTTGCGGGTATTGGTAGGAGTAGAATATCAGAATTAAAAAAATACGGACAAAACACTTACAATGGTGTAACAACAGGAACTGACGGTACTGGATTAACATATACGGGTTATACTATTGATAACCTTACATATCGAGACTACGATGATGGACATACAACAATAACAGGGACAACAACAACTTTTCAACAAGAAGAAGTCTTTAATAAGATGTTAACCAGAAACGAACATTTCATAGGTTTTATTGACGAACCATCTATTTATTCGGACGTATTTGTGGAAAGAGGGAAGCAAGGTGTCTTGGAAATGAATCTAAGGTTAGGGGAATTAGACAACGTTGGTGAATTATCTATCTACGGAAATGGTTTTTTTAATGTAAAAAAACAATAGAATTATATTTATTAATTAAAAGAATATGGCAGTAGGTAGTTATGGCACGATTAGGCCGGCAGATGTATCACCATCCGATGTGGAAATTTTCTTTCACTACGTATCAGGAAGGACAGCGACGGCACCCGTGTTATTTAAAAAATTAAATTCGGAGGATGTCTTAACACCTGTTTATCATAATTCAGATACGACAGACAGTCCTGATGCACCTGACACTGAAATCTTAGGTGGTTTATATAATCTTAAATTAAGTTCTTCAGATTTCGATGAATTGGGGATATATACACTACACATAAGACCTAAACAAATTAGAACGAGTATTACTGATTGTGGAATATTGGCTTCTTTACCGTCGGTAAGAGGAATTATTATTGATTTGAGTAACGTACCCGGTGGTGACCGAAATAAGTTCACACCTCAAGGGTTAACAGGATATAGAATAGAGTACTTAAATGATGATGGTACAAAAATTCCAAACTTTTATAGAGTTGTAACATCTTCTTTCTATTGTAACCCAGTGGTTTCAAATTTAACAAGTACATCACAGAAGGCAATTAGATACCAATACACTGATTCAGTCACTAATCTTTTATACTTAACGGTTACACCATCTTCGGCACCAACTAATAGACCGAATACGGTACCATTTATTGGGGAACCGTCTCAGAATATAATTTTTACTAATACATTCTTCAACCCAACGACAATTGAGGTTGACATGGTTGAACATGATAACACAACATTGGCATATGCGTTATACGGGAATCAATCGAAATCGGTTTCAGACGGAATATATACCATCTACGACAAATCTAATAACATATACAAACAATTTAACTTATTCGAGATTAAAGATGAGTTTAATGAAACACTATATGAAATCAGAGAAGAAAGAGATGAAGTTGATGACACTAAAAATTTCGATGATATTCAACAATAATGGCAAAAAGAAAAGTTCCAAGTCAAGCAGCAAGTGGAAGGGAAACCTTTAATGATAACTTGGTCGGTAAACAAATTACCGATGGTACAAGTCAGCTGACCTCTGCGAACTTTGCATTGGATAAAACAATCCCTCAAAGGGATAAAAAATCATTTCAATCAAAACCATTTTCCGAATTTCTAACATTTGAGGATTTAAAAGAAGAAGAACCAATTGAGAGTGGTGTCTCACCGATTAAGACGGAACGTAAAAATGATAAAGTAAAATTTAGAAACTCACACGACGAGGGTTCAAAGTCTTTATTTGGTTCTTTAAGACAAAGACTATCAGTTTCCGTAAAAAGAATCATCAATAAATTTCCTGCGGGTTTTTATATTGATAGTGAGACCCCCGTATCTGTTACACCTCACACAGCATTAAACTCTACATACAATAAGAAAACTAATGTTACAACCTTTCAGGTTGAAAATAGTAAGGTGTTTAATCCATTAGGAATTAACCTAATAAAACCAAAAAGTAACACACTACCTGAAAATACTAATCCTGTAAAGGATTTCTTTGATTCTTATAAAAGGTATGTTTTAGAATTAAACTCAGTACAATTTCAGATTGTAAGTTATTCTGAAGTTAATGTTGATGGTTTAATTACATTTACAGTTAATGGTAATCCGTTTCAATCATCCACTACGTTCGGTGAGAGTTTTCTAATAAGACCTAACAATAGTGTTGTTGAGGAATTCTTCGGAGGGTTAGATGAGTTGGAGGCGGTTCTACTTAACCGAGAAGGAAAGATAAAATACACCTCAAAGTTTAGAGTACCTGAAGATAGTTTCGATGGGTCTAAAACGGAATTAAGAACACAAGAAATATCTTGGCCGTTATATAGAGATAAGTGGAACTTAAAAATATCGGGTAGTGCATATATCAGTTATGTTGAGGAATTAAGTACTATCGGTGAAAGGATAGATCAATATAAATCAAATATTGTTTCAAGATTCCTAACCACAGCGTCAATATTCGAATTTGACACTGAAGATCAGAGAATGGATTCAGTGACTCAACTACTCGGACATAGTTTCGATCAGGTTAAGAAGTTCATTGATAATATAGCTTACATGAGAAATGTTAGTTATGATCGAATCAACAATTTACCTGATGTTCTTTTAAAAAACCTATCCAACACACTTGGTTTAGACACATTGAATTTATTTGATGAGAAAAACTTACAGGACTCACTATATACAAGAGTTGATAGTCAGTACGATGGTGTTGGGATTGGAATGAATATGGTTGAGGCTGAAACTGAGTTTTATCGAAGATTAGTCATTAACTTATCACACATATACAAATCAAAAGGTACAAGAAAGGCAATCGAATTTTTCTTACGTTTTATCGGTGCACCCGAACCTTTAATAAACATAAATGAATATGTTTACAGATATGAGGATGTAAATAAGAAAAGTTTAGATATCGATAATGATGTATATGACCTAATTCAGGGTGATAAAACTTTTAAAGTTGCAGAAATAACAACAACAGGTTTTAGTTATAATAACGTAACCACCACAGGTTCAACACTTTTTAAAAGTGATGAGTACCCGATTGATTTACTTTCGAGTGAAGGTGATTATGGGGATGTTAAAGGAATCGAGAGTGAAAACCAAGATGTTTTCTTTCAAAAAGGAGCTGGATGGTATGAAATTACATTAGATCACAGGTCTTCAACCGAATTAGATAGTGAAAATTCAAATTTACTTTCTAACCCTAAAGTTATAAAAACAAAAAATAAAGATTTCACTTACGGTGAAGATTATTTTGATTTATATAGACAATTTTCGGGTTTAGATTATGGGTACGAACTACATAATGAGGTTAACAACCAAAAAACCGAAGTGTTGGGTGATGAGGATTCTAAAATCCTAAACAGAAAAAATATACAAATTTACCTTTCATCATCTCAGGGTGTTGATAATGACATTTATAGGAAAAGTAGAGAATTAAACGTTTCTTTTGGTAGATCATCGTTGGAACCACAAACAGGATTCACTTTTGCTGAGTACACAGAACATGTTTTAAACGAACAAATACGTAACTCACATATAATTCGATATAAAAAGAATTATATTCAATTAGAGGACATATATGAGGGTTACCTTCTGAATGTAGATAACCCTTTCAGTCTACCAACGGTAAATGAGTTCATAAATCGAATGAGTCCGTATTGGGTTCAAGTTGTAGAACAGTTTATTCCTGCAACTACACTATGGACAGGTGGTAATATTATTGAAAATGGTAGAATCGGTAGGTCTAAGTTTGAATATGAAAAACCATGTTTACCGAATGAATTTACTCAAAATCTTTTTCCTGACTTTGAAGATGTCATTGAGGAAGATTTAGAAACTATTTTAGGTGATCATGATTTATTTCGTGGTTTAACCGTTGTTAGTGGTGTAACATACACATTACACATTGATTTTAATGGTTTAACATTCACAGGTGATACTGATATTGTAGTGAGTGGTGAAACTGAAACTATTTCAGGAACAACATGTGATGATATTTTATTAAACCACAACCACGCGGCTTTATATGACCCATATGAAATCACTTCGGAATGTAGTGATATTGAAAATGTATTTTTTGATAATGGCGGATGTGCACAAACAGTTGAATTTACTGAGTTTTCGGGTATAACCACTTTAGATCAAATATCCATAACAAGTGGAGGTACCCAATTTGACAAAACAAAACATCTACCGTTATTATGTGATTTTAAATGTTACTTAAAACCACAAATGGAGGTTTTGGAATGTCTTTGGATTGATGAGATTAAGGATATAATTGATAATCAAATTAATCAGACATATTACAAAAAGACAAGATATACAGGTAATGGAGATGTAATAAACAATCATGCCGGTTGGGAAGAATATAAACTAAGTGGTAATACGACAATTGAAGGTTTATTCATAAGTGAATTATCTGACACTACAAACGACCCCGATGGGACATCTAAAACCGTTGAAACGTATGATTATGAATACGCACCTATTTTAGACTATAGAATCTTTACAGATGTTGACGGTGTTAAAAAAATTGCAATTGTTCCTTTTGTCTATAATATTCAACTTTATAAACTTAATCCAAATTACCCATATAGTAAGGAACAATACGAAGAAGTTGATTTTGATTGTTTGGACCCGAGTACATTTGATTTTTATTTTGATTCTGTTTATCTAACAGGAACTACTAAGTGTGATCCAAAAGTTAGTGTTTATGGTGATGGTACTATGTATACATTACCTGAAGACCCTGATAATTGTGAATTGATATCTGATGTGTATTTTGAAGTTTCGGGAATTACATTTGGAAATGAGGATACTGTTGATGATGGTGATCCATGTACTGATTGTCCACCTTACAATACTGATTGGCCGGTTAATATTTTTATTAATTGTGTTGGTGAATATAATGAGGGAATTTCAGGTTTAACACATACCCACCATGAAACCACATCGGACTATACGGTTGATTATGTTTCAGGGTGTACGTTTATAGTAAGAAATGTAAGGGAATATGATGTTATTGATATATCAATTACTGATGCGGCAAACTGTGATCAAAAAGTTAGGATTGAGGGTTTACAACAAAAATTAGAGTGGGATCCAATAAACGACACGGTTACAGAACCTAAAAGTCATTATGTAGAATACTCGGTCGAGTCTTTTTTACCTAATGAAAATCCTGAGGATGGTTTTAGTGCTGAAACTACACAAAGTGGTATAACATATTGTGATAATTATCTTGGATATACAATACACCCTAAAGTACAATATAGACCAACATTTGATTACGGTTTAAAACAAAATAGTAAAGTACTTCAAATCACTAACCCATCAGTATCAATTGTAAATACCACAACGTGGCAGGAAATTGATGGTTGGATTAGTAATGGCGACATTGTACATACAAATGCTCAGAATGTTGCAGTGGGTGATAGGTTACTTTCAGGTGAGTATTTAACCTGTCCTTTTGGGTCTGAGGATTTTAGAGATTCAGTACTTAACGGTTACTCCTTTGCACAAAACTATGTTGAGGTTGTGGTTCATAATACCGATTGTTTAGGTACTATTAAAATGAACGTAATTAACGACCGATTTAGATTATTACCAAATACAAAAGTAAGGGTAATGACTAAGGTTAGTGGTCAGTGGGAGTTTACCGAAAAATATCCTGAAGAATTATTTGTAAGACCTGAAGAACAATCAGTTGATCCATGTTGTACATACGATAAAGATTATTTTATTAAGGGTGATTACTTAATAAATGAGTTAGGTTTCCCAATCGAAGTAACTCAGTTAGACTTGGAGTATTGTGAACGAGAGTTATTTTATCATATAACCACCACAGCTTCGGCATATGTAGATCATTCAAATGTTATTCTTTTCAATGGTGATGATGAGGATTGTATATTGGTTGAATATAACCAACAAACGTTTGAGGACCTATCCCTAAGTTCACAACAATATTTCCAAGATCAATTAGATTGTTCAACAATACCGGAAATTGATGAAATAAATAGACCAATTTATGATGATGATTGTAATGAGTGTATTGCATATAGGTTAAGACATTATACATCAGGGGACGAAGTACTTGCAAATTATGATCCAAATTATGAAATTGGTGATGTTGTTAGTATCGTATCTTCAGTAGTACAAGTGGGTGTTCAGGCATTACCACCAGGACTTGACTGTTGGATTATTATCGCATGTGCATATCGTGGAGATGTTACGTTTAACATCACTAAAGAATGTATAGCTCCAAGTCCTACACCAAGTAGTACACCTATTCCAACGGGTACGCCAACCCCAACACCATCACTGAGTCCAACCCCAAACCCTACAAGTAGTCCAACTCCGTCACCAAGCCCAAGTAGTACACCAGATCCGAGTTCTACTCCAGACCCAACTCCTACACCAAGTAGTACGCCAGATCCAAGTAGTACACCAGATCCGAGTAGTACACCAGATCCAAGTCCTACACCAAGTAGTACACCAGATCCAAGTCCTACACCAAGTAGTACACCAGATCCGAG